AGAACGCTCTGTGGGCAGTCAAAGCCGACTGTATGAACCACCATGAGAACGTCGAGTGGAGCACACTTCAGATGACGGAGGTGCGGTGTGGTGACTGACGACCAAATCAAGAAATTTCTTGATGACCACCCTGACCTTGAGATCGAAACCTTGTATCGCATGCTCGATGGCGACCAGCGCGACAAAAGGCGGGGCAACATGCCTCGCCGTCAGATGGCGCTCGAGAACGCCGAGTATGCATCCAAGGCTGAGGGATTGAGGGTTGGTGAAGGCATCAAGACCTCGACTCGTGCGGAGTGCGTTGGCATCATCCGCGCACTGGATCGTCAAGGGCGAATGGGGTGCCAGCGAACCATCAACAAGGAGCTGTGGGCGTGGCGGATCAAATGACAACCAATCAGGAGTTCAAGCAGCTCAAAGAGCTGCACGGTTTGACCGTGACTCAATGCGCGTTGATGCTCGAGTGCAGTGAAGATGGGGTTAAGGGGTGGCTTAGAACGGAAGGGGCTGCGGGACACCGCAAGACGCCTGCTATGGCTCTCAAGCTATTTAAACTGGTGCTGAGTTCGCAAACGGACGAAGGACATCCTTCGGAATAAGAAACACCATCTTGGGGTGCCGGTCATCAGGTCCATGGATCTGCACCGGCTTCACCCCTGAGAGCATCAAAGCCCTCAACAAACCCGCCCTGCTGAACCACATCTCCTCGTCTCCAAGATCAAACAGCCAGTGCGTTGCCTCGCTGGTCAAGATTCCGCTCGGCTTCATGTGGTGATACTCGACAACCACGTTTCCGGTGTCCTGCGATCTTGGGTCGTACTTCACCTCGATGGTGACGTTCAATTCCGGTACGGCAAGGTCAAACCGGCTATCTTTGCCAAAGGTCTGGTAGGTCTCGCGAAAAGCCACCAGCATTTTGTCCAACCATTCGCGCTCGATCTTGTTGCCGATTTCCAGATCGTCGGCTAGCGTCACTGACGCGACTCCCACAGCGCCATGATTCCATCTTCCACGAACTTTCGGAGGTTCGGTGTAGGTGTATCTTTGGGGATACTATCGAGCGCCTCGCGACGATCCAGCTTGGTTGGCAAATCAAGAATGGCAGCAGGAAGGAAAAACGCCACGGTGCTTTCACCAGCATCCCACCACTCTTGGGGCAGCTCCCGCTTGATCTCAGCGATGACCGTTGGGTAGTGAGTTTTTTTCGCCGCTCGTTCACAAATCCGGTGGAGCTGCTGGAAATTCCTAATAGCCATCGTCAAGCTCCCACATTTCAATGACGTGATCGTCGCAGTTGTCGCACTGGTAGCAGGCATCCCACCCAGGCGAGTACCTATCGCCATGCTCCGCTGGGATGTAGGTATGCGGAGTGTCGGTGTCGCACACCTTGCAGAAATAGAACCGTGTGTCTTCCTCAAACCTCATCGATCAGCTCTTCACGCATGATCATCACCGCTGTGTCCCAGTCGGTTGTGGCGGTGTAATTTTTTTCTCGGGGGTAGTCGCCCAAAAGCGACAGAGGGAACTTCACCTTGATCGGACGACGATCAAACTTCCACACCAGTACTGGGATGCGATCCATATGCTCACCGGCTCGCCATGCTTGGTCCCACCAAGCATCAGGGGGATCAAACTTGCAGGCGTAGCGTTTGCACTCGATCACGAATGGATCGAGGTCGATGTCGCCCAGCTCACCCTCTCGGTACTGGTCCAAAATGCGCGAGCAATCAACACCCAACTCATCCTTCAGCTTGTTGACGATATCTCGCTCAAACTGGTGTCCCTTGCGTCGGGCTGATGCGCTCAAGAATCTTTCCTTGGATCGTCATCATTGGCGAACCGCAGCCACCATGCAGCCTTCTTCAGATCCTCATCGGGTGACTCATGCTTGTTCATGCACCGAAACTGATATTTGAAAGCGTTGACAATGGCGAAGTCTCGAACCATCTCCCAGCCGAACACTTGCACCATGACATCGATGCACTCGACCTCACCTTGATAGTGGGCTGGCTGGTTCACTGGGTCGTGCTTCGCTACATACTTGCTGTCAGGTATCGACTGGTCAGCGAGCAAAGCCTGCGCTTGCTCATGAAAATCAGAATCTAAATGTTCCTTCATCGCTCTCGTCCTCCTTGTGTTTCTGTTATTGACGCTCCACTCGAGCGGAGTCACTTCGTCAATCGAAGAACCCCTCTTGTTGGTTATGGATTTGTCGGGCGACCCATTGGTGGATCTCGTGTTCGCTGCCATATCGCTCCTCGAACCTCGCCTTGTAAGGGTGGCGGCTGGTGTAGACGCTGGTGTCCTCACCGCCACGGTGGTGTTTCTGGCAGAGCGGGATCGTAAGAAGGTGAGAGCCTTCACGAACCTTGCCCTGTAGGTGGTGAACTTCAGCGGGACTCCAGATGCCCCACTCTCTGTGGCAGACAGCGCAACCGAATTCACTGATCGCATCCATCCAAGCCCGTTCTTCCTTTGAGGGTGTATGGCTTTTCATACCGCTGCTCCAAGTTGACTAAAACTTGGTTGACTCGCAGACCATCGCCAGCGATCAACCCCTCCAACTCGTCCATGAAAAATTCATCCACGACCATCTCAATCGCTTTGTTCTCGAGCACTTCCAGCTCGATGTTGATCGTCAGTTTCATGCGCCGTAGACCCGGCGCTCAGCACGATGCGTTGCCATCTCTGTCTGCCAAGTCTTAAAGGCGATTTCCGCCGCCATAAGATTTGCCTTAGCTGCCGCCAAAGATCCTTTCGCTGCGCCGCGCTCAATTCTTGCCATCTCCATTTCGTCTTGGTTGTCAGCCCAGCTCGTTTGAGCGGCTGCGGTTTTACATTGGTGCTGCACCTGAGCCGTGAGCATCAGGCTCGCCATCGTTCTCTTTTCCTTGGCTTCCGCCACGGCTAGGTCAGCCTCAGCCTGAGCAACCTGTGATCCGGCATCGCGGATCGAGATCGCAAAATTTTCTTGGTTCAAAACAGTTTCTCCTTGGGCTTAGGCACATAGGCTTTGGGAATCGAGGGTCTGCGCTCGAGGTACTGGCAGGAGCCTTCCTCGAAATCGAATCCGATTTTTCCCTCCCACATGCCGTGGCGGTTCTTGAGTACCTCGAGGTGGATGTCCCAGCTCTTGGCAATGTCATCGTTCACTGGTTCATTGAAGATCCGGCATGCTTCGAGGTGCTCTGCTTTGGGTTTGTTCTTCCAAACGGAGAACGCGCCATCGCACAGGTCCGAGATCGCGGAGCTGCCCTTGATGTCAAATTTTCCGGGGGCACGGCTCTCGTTCTCTTGCTTGCGAGCGTGGGCAACGAGGAAAATCGTGACGTTAAATTTCAACTTGAACTGGACGAGCGCCTCTACAAACTTCTGCTGCCCCTCGTAATCGTCTTGGCGAACCATGTTGGTCAGGCTGTCGATGACAAAGACGTTGATGCCGTAACGCCGGTATCCGTACTCAAATGTGCGAAGCAGATCTGCTGGCTTAGGGGTCAGGTCATCAACGAACAGCCACAGGTTTGGAGCGAGCCAGTCGAGCGCCTTTTTGCGCCAGTCCTTCTCAGGCTTTCTCACACCGCAGGTCTGCATGAGCATTCGACCCAGCGTGTATCGGGGAGTCATCTCCATCGACGCAATCAGGATCTTGCGGTCTTGAGTGATCGCGTTCAGACATAGCTGGTTAAGCATCATCGACTTGCCGCTACCGGAGAATCCTGCGACCAGCCACAGGTCATGCTCGCGGAACCGGACATCGTTCTCATCAAACTTCTCGAAGCCAGATCGGAACCCGCCGCTATCGTTTTCCTTGGCGTCGAAGAAGGCGTCCAGCTCATCTTCAAACTCGACTACCGTCCTGAGCTGCTCCGGTGCCTGCCACTTCGCATCTTCATAGGATGACTTGAGGATCTTTCGAGCATCGTCATAACCGCGCTCTTGGATCAGCTCGTTGATGTCTTTGGCTGGGAAGCGCACACGAAACGCTCGATCACCAAGACGCTGTTTAAGTTTCTCGGCGCACTTCTCACCTGCCTCGTCGTGGCCGGTGGCGAGGACGATCTCCTCGAACCGAGCGAGGTTGTCGAACTCTGCCTCTAGCCACGTCAGATTGCTGGCACCGCTGGGCAGTGACAGTGCAGGAAAGCCAAGCTCTCGAGCAGCGATGGCATCCAGCTCACCCTCGGTTAGCCAGACTGTCCGTGAGGTGTCAGGGATGGTGTGCCAGCCGTACAGGATCTGCTGCATACCCGACTGATTGCACATCCCAGGAT